GAGTTGAATAAAAATTAAACGTAACGGAAGTACAAGCTACAGGAGTAGCGGCAAGATAAATACTAGTAACAGAGTTAGTAATGAACTGGCTAGTAGTAGTAGGACTTGTAAGCGTGAAGGCATTAGCTGTCGCTCCGTTATAATAGATATTAAATTTCTTAGCGTTAAACTCCATTAGTGCTATTCGGTCAACCGTTTGAGTTGCATCGAAACTTATTGTCATAGTTACAGTAGTTGTGTCGACGTTATAACCATCAGACACGTATTGTCTGCGAGTGTCCGGGTCCATAATATTTTCAGCAGTAATAGTTGACGTGTTGACAGCTATTTGCGTTGTTGTTTCTAGATAAGTTTGACTTAAAAATTCCATTAAAATATGTCCGTTTCAAATGCTACAGACTGATTTGTCTGTCTAAGCTTTAATAATGATCTATCGATAGCTCGAGCAAATTCCATGGCTTGTGATTCGTCTCCTAGAATCGGTCCGTTAAATATAATAGTATTGCCACCACCGCCGCCAAGACCAAATTCGCCAGCCCTATCTAATGGTATGACTGCCTCGTCCTGACCACCTTCACCGATTGTAGCGTTAATCCCGCCAGGTGTTGCGCGAACTATACCGCCCTCGGCGAGTTGTACGCCTGACACCTTAGCAATCTGTGCCGCACCTGCGGCTATTGCTAGACCTTGAAAAGTAGCGGCAAGTGGCGGCCCACCCATAGCCATACCCCAACGGAAGCCAGCGGATGCGGCTTCGGCTGTTGAAATAGTTATTTGCGCAATGGCGGCGGCCTTACCAAGTGCGGCTAAGGCCTTATTGCTTGAGCCTTCTAGGGTTGCTATCTGACTTAAAAAAGCCCCGCGATCTTTAGCTTTAGCATCGTCTAACTTCTTAAGATCATCTTTTGTCTTAAGCTCAATGCCATACATTTTAGCAGCTTGTTTTTGAGCCTCTGTGAATTGAGTTATATTGCTAGTCTTTTTAATCTCTGATTTTCTGTCTTCAGCCGCTTGAATCATCGCTAATTCATTTTGCCTTTTCTGTTCATCAGCTACAGCCCTAGCGTCGTCGATGGCATTTAGCTCTTCACCGAGCAAGAGAGTGCGTTCTTTAGCGGTATTGGCTATCTCATCAAGAGCTAATTTAACCGTGTCTTTAGCTTGAGAAAATTTACCCTGCATAGCTAAAGTCACAGCTTCAACTGCGCCGCCCAGGCCCGTACCAATCACTTCAGCAGTGCCCACAACCATGTTTTTTAAAACAGCGAAACTTTTTGAGATAAAGTTAATAGCCATATCAAGGCCTTGAACGAAACCCGTGTTGTTTTGTAAAGCACCAGAAAAATCTATTAATTGCCTAGTAAAAAAAGCAATGAACGGGGCGAGACGTTCCCCTACTTTTTCCATTACATTATCTAGAGCATTTTTTAACTGCTCTAAAGTACCTAGACCCTGTGCCGCTGCAGCTGCTTGACCGCCAAATTTACTACTTAAGCCCTGGACCGCTTGGGCCATCCGTGTAGTTTTGTCAGCCGATGTGTCAACCTCAATACCGTAACGAGCAAGAGCATTTGTCTCGCCACCTACAGCTTTTCCGATTGCTTCAGCCGCACTTTTTAAATCAATTTTCTTAGCCGTGGCAAAATCAAGAGTCGCCTTGGTTAAATCCTCGGTTACTTCTTTCTGTCCGATATAAGCCTGCAAAGTGGCTTGTGCTGAAGTAATTTGCTCGTCAGCAAATGTCGTAAGACTCTCAAGCTTTGACGCCATCTCGCCATATTTTTTAGCAAGCTCAGCTGTATAGACACCCTGTTGCACCATCGATTGGTTGAGTGCGTTTGTTGCCTCTTCAGAATCTTTAAAAGACTTAACGGCAGCAACACCAAAACCAACTAAAGCAGTCCCAACTAAAGCAGCTTTAGAAGCAATAGACGAAATAGTACCGCCTAGCTTTTCTAGGATTTCACCACCGGAACTTTTAATTCTTATTAATAACGATGCTTCATTTTTTGCCATAACGTCCCTTAGACATTTTGGCCGACTTTTGGGCGGCTTTTACGTCGTCTTCAAACCCGATTGTCGCAATTAAAATATCGAATTGTAAGTCCTCAATTGAGCCTTTAAGTATAGACGAAGGTCTAATGCCGTATCGCTGACTTATCTTATCTACGATTGATGCATTCTCTCTTGTGACGAGCTTTTTTTCATTTTTTTTTTACCGTAGGTGTATTCCATTATACGACCATAAAGCTCATGCGATAAATCCCAGTCAGTGAAAAGATTGTCTATGAACAACCCTTCACCCTCTTCTTTTCTTTTAACTTTTGGCTCGACTATAGAAGACATAAATACATCACGATAATGATCTTTTATTTTTTCTAATGAAATTTTAGCCGACTCTTCGCTTGGTTTATTTAATCTATAAACATCAAAAGTCTGTAGCATCACCCTAGAGCCATCTAAAAAATTAGTTGGGTCTAGTTTTTTTATTTTAAACTGGACCCCGTGGACTACTACTTTTTTAAAAAGTATGTCTTCTAATTTCTTATTATTAAATGGCCACATTAATAAGCCGTTGTTTTATTAATTACTTTAGCTTGTATTGCGTACCCAGTAGACGTGCTGTCATCACGAAGCACCATAGCTGAAACTTCAGCCTTAATGATTTCGTCAGGACCACCTATTTCAGGGTCACCCGCATCGTTAATATACAAGCGCGGTAAGTTTATAAGAACCCGCTGGCGCAAAGATGATCCAGTTAAAGTAGGCCCCTCAAAAGATAACTGAGATGATAATTGTGTTTCATTAAGCATCGCTGAATAAGCTGTTAACGTGTCGAAACGCATTGAAAAATTGAATGTAAACTGAGCTACGCCTGGGGGCAAAACATCTAGAATGCCAGATCCAATTCGACGCGAATCCGAATCGGCTTTTAAGTTATTATTTATCCCAAGCTCAAAACTTTGTACATGCCAAAAAGCTGACGCTGTTAAAGAAGCAAACGTAGGCTCAACAGACAATCTCATGTTAGCAAAGCTAAGTGGTGTCTGCCCGGTAACCGTTAAACTGCTTGAGACGTTATTGCTGGTATTGGTTGAGTCAACAAACACCATCGAAGCTGCGCACATGAGCGCGTCGTCAACTTCGCCCGACAGAGTTAGCTCATTAACTCGGCCACCTGAATATTCAAAAATTTTACCGTGAGTAGAGTCACCTTTACGATGATTTATGCATAAAGAGGAGTAGGTAGCATCAAAGTTGTTAAGCGAATAAGTATGCTCAAAAACACCAGCACCAGTAGTGTCACCAGTGGCAGTAGCAGAAGAAATAACACCGCCGCCAAAAGCATTCTGCAAAATGTACTGAGAAGCGTCACTGTCAGCCCCCATGTAAAATTCGATGTCACCCTCAACAACCTTAGATAAAGAAATTCTATCAGAAAAAGTTCTTTTAGTAGAAATAGACTCGATAACTTTTTGCTCTTGAGTCGTCTTCATTGAAGACGAAATGAAATCAAGGCCTGCCGTACATGTGCTGTAGGTCTTGAATGTTGCCTCACGGCCAACACAAAGGTATGAGTTAAAACCCACATTAGCATTTTGTCCGTCAGCCATTTAACACCCCTTAGATTGATTCAGAAGCCAAATAATGATCGCGTGCGATATCTTTCAAACTATTATCAATCCATTTCATGCGCGACTCAATACCGCTGCGCTCATTAAGCAAATTTTTAACACGGCCCTTATCACTAGCCTTATGTCTGTATTTCATTTGCTCTTCTAAGTCGCCAAAGCCTCCGTACTCCATCATCGAGTCGTGCCCACACTGGATAGCCTTAATTCTAAAAGCATCTAAATATAATTTAAGCCAAGATGCCGAAGCACTTAAGTTATTAGAGCTAAATAATAACTTGCCAGTTTTTGAAGTCCCATAGACATGTTTCATGTAATATCGCTTGCCGTTAGCCTCATGATCAAAAGCATAGTATTTGCCATCGTAGCGCCAAGAGTAATCAAACCCAATTAGGAGCATCTTATCGTAAGCAAATAAATTTTGAGGCCTATTGTTGTCGCACTGAGTGAGCATAACTAGCATCATGTTAGAGACGTTGGTCCCTGCCGTTACTTGGTTAACACAACCAGAAAGAGCTATGAATTCTTTTTCATACTCCATGACGTCTTTATTTACGTAAAAATATCTATCTTTCCAGTTGCCGTTTTTAGTCCACTCTGGATTACCACACACATTTTGAATTAAGATGGTGTCCTGTAACTTGTCTTCCCACGGCTTTAAATAGTTCTCGTAAGATACATTAGCATCGCACGTAAGCAAGTAAGTTGGCTTAATGCCAGCATCGATAAGATGGCCAAGCGTTTTATCGCAAGCCATAATATCTACGTTGTGAGCATTCCTTTTTATGGTCTCGATGTTTTCTTCAAAAGAATATCCATTAGCGACAAGTAGTATAGCTTTACCTATACCGACATTTCTGAAGTCCTCAAATGACTTCATCTTATATTGCTTATGAAAAGACGCGTGTTCACGCCACTGTTTACACCATTGATTATAAGCAGACTTAGATTGTTTTACGATTTGATCATGGTTCATGTTCCTGCCCAAAAGCTCAGTGACGACCAAGACTTGCAATCAAGGCAATAAAATTTATTGCTTAACGCATCAAAAATAACACCCTTAGAATTCTGTTTATCTTTTTTTCGCGACTTTATTCCTTTATTTTTTTTATTCTTGTTTGATTTATTTTTCACTTGGACGGACGAGCAATAAGCGTTTCGACACATACCGCAGCCGGTACATGTTGCCATAAAGCCATATGGAATTTGTTTTACTACCATATGGGCCTTGGTCTTAGGGCGCCCATTTGTGATGATTTCTCCGGTAAATAATCTGTTTAGAAAACTTTTGGCCTTTTCGTCAAGTTTGTTAACGCCCGAAAGAGCCGTTTGCTCGTCGACATCTGTCGTAGCGCCAACCGGTAAATTTTTAAATTTCATTAGTACATCACCGCTATTTTATGAGTCATCACGCCTGCGCGCATATGAGCCGATTCACTCACTGGATAATTATGATAACTACAATCAACTGTTTTTGACCATAGAGCATTGCCGCCTAATGTTGGATCATTTCTCAGCACTTGTTCTATATTCTCCATTAGCTGCTCACACTCATTATCGGCTAAGTCTTTATATTGAAAATTAGCAGTGTTCATGTTGTCAATCCAAACAATTCCGATAATCTTTAAATCTATCTCAGCACGCCTACGACCAGTAAGCATAGAGCCTGCTATGTCCTGTAAAGTTACTTGCTTAGAGTCATAAAACATCGTCACGCAAGGGTAAAAGCTAGGTTGAGGTTGTGGCATAAGCTCTACATTTATCTGCAAAATTTGTCTAATACGGCTGGTCAAACTATCTGACAAATCAATAGGGCTCCCAGTAGTCGTGTTGGCGGTCTCTAGAATAGACTGCACCGAAGACTTAATTGTAGATAAAGGTATCCTAGCCATCTAAAGGTCCTCTGTAAGCCATTTTTGCGTCTGCTCAATTATGCTAGATAAACCTTTAGAAGAAAGCCACATAAAACTACGTTGAGGTAGCTTACCGCCCCCCTCATCATGACCCCTAGCATAATCATATCCACTCTTGGTCTTTGCTTTATTGAAAAATAATATACCGTCTGATTCCGGTCTCCACGACGACGGTGTAAAAGACTGCCTTAACTTACCACTAAATTGAAGTTTTTTATTACCAGCGCGACCTATTTTTTTCAGGTGGTCAGTATAAACATCGGACCATTTTACCCACTTACCCTCTGGCCCACGCTCGTCGTCGAAATGACTTAATATATCTTTATAAACAGACGTCGATATAATTCCGCCAAATTCTCGACGATTTTTTATGTCGTCCCATTTTTTATTTATTTTTTTTAATATTTTTTGCCACTCTTCAGACTCAAATACAAACTCAGCAGAGTCAGCCATAAGCTAGTCCCGCTCGTCTTCAATAGCGTCAAGCTTATCTTGAGACACTACCCAATTAGTCGGGTCATCCTCGTTAAACGTAGGGGCATAATTCTCAGTAGTGTGAACAGCCCAGTCGCCGTCAATCTCTTCGACAAGATCACCGCTAGAATCAGTCAATTGAGCTTCACCGTCTAATAACTGCTTAATATTATCCATGACTCGATCTATATATCTATCAGCTCTTGCGTAACCCTCTTTAGACCCACGAGCCATATTCTCATACATATAGCCAACGGCTAAGGTCTCGGTGAGAGTTGTCACCATCGGAGGTATCGAAGTCGTTGTTAAAAAAGGAGCGGCACTAAAATCGTACCGCTTACACAAATGTTTTTTTATTTCGTTTTCAGCATCGTATACACAAGCTGAAGCTAAAGCCGCAGTGGCAGTGTCGAAGACCGTCCCGACCATCTTTACCGATAATGATGAAGTTGTCGCAAACAGT